GACTTATAATTGCCAGAAAACGTATATATGTTCTCTGCAACGCCATTTTCCCCTAATATCTGCGCATTTTTCTGCTTACATACAAAACTACCGCATATTGTTCGCACACACTTACGTTTTTCTTTAGAGTTGGGGACTGTAATGTAGTATACTTTAAGGATTTGCACTACATAATGGTCATCTGTGTAAACCCAATCACCTTCATTAGCCTTACGCCAGTCAGGTTTAGGTGTTAATGCACCCTGAAAGGCACAAAACTCTTCATGACTATCATATAGCCTGTGTTCTACACCTTTTATCTTTTTGATTTCCATTAAAATAATATACATTCAATTAATTATTATTGCATACAATATTTATTTTTAGTAATATTACTGCGCTATATGGGTTGGTTAGACACTTCTAGCGTATAGCGCACAACAATTGACTACTAGAAGGGGATTAGTTACACAGTCAGAAGCAAGTCGAAGGTAATTGAGCTAGTAACAGAAAAGATTACCCTACCATAATAAACAGGCTCCGAAACAGCTATATGGGAATTGAGACTAATCTCTTTGTATTTATTATAAGGGGATTAGATAGTCTCTACCCAAAACTCACCAAAACAGCTATATTAAACTATAGTAAGAAAAAAAATAGTAAACTTTTAAAAATAGTATTAGAATGTGTGTGACTGTTGTTTTACCTGCCCCCACCCCGTTAAAAACCTGTGGTACCCTCGTAGTTAGGTTGAAAATTCTGTAAAAAATCCATCATTATAATAGTTAGCTAGAATTTTATAATTGTTTAGTAAAAGACAAGCCCCAACCATTACGTCGGGGCTTTTTTTGTGGGGTTGTTGTGGGCTTTGTATAGTGCGAACTATGGAAGTCTATATAGTATATCACCTGTGTATTTATCTACAATAATATTATCCTTAAACTCGGATATTTGTTTTGGTGTTTGCACATACCATACCCAACCCTTTTGATATACTAAGTAATTTAATTTATATAAATCTGAAGCTTGGTTCATTCTACGCTTAGTAGTTGGCGTACTCCAACCGCCACTATTTAATATTACATATCTATCATTAACTACTTGTACAACTGCGGTATTATGAAACGTCACTATTAGTCTAGACTGTTCTGTTTCCATTGGTACATTTGCTATGGTTGTTCTATGTGTTCCTATCATTTTTATATACTCCCTTTTGTTATACTCTTTATTTATAAGTTATCTATTAATATTCTATTGATTCTTCGCCTAAGTTGTCAAATAAACATGCTTTCGCACATTCTTCATCATTACAGATATACATATCACTTATACCTGTAATTCTACTAACTGCGGGGTCTTCGCAATAATGGCACAATATTAAGCCTGTTTCGTCTTCATACATATTATTTATCTCCTTTTATTGATTCTTTTAGCATATCAAGTCTTTTTAATACATCTCCATATGCTCCAATACTACCGTCTATGCTTTTTATTTCTAGGTCTATATGGTACGCGTCAACGTGTACAACTTCACCTCTTAAGTTGAATACCTTAATTACGTCAACGTCTAACTGTTCACGCTTTTTATATTTACTTTTTAATAATGTTTCTAGTGCGTTTACATCATCTTGAATACGGTTTATAACTGCTTGTAATTTTCTCTTATTCATATTATTACTTCCTTCCTAATATAATAGCGTGTAAGGTTTCCAACTGTTTTAAAATACTTTGAGTGTTACCACTTAAACCAAAATAATTTTTAACCGACTTTAACGTCCAATTACGATTTGGTTTAATGCCTTTAGTGAATAATTTTACACCACCAATAGAAGTTATTAAGTTATATATACCTATTTGATTATTATTATTTAAGTCTGCCAAAAACTTGCAATCCTCATTCATATTTATTTTTACTTGTTTTTTCTGATTCATATTACTACTTCCTTTTATTTGTTTTAGTTCGCAATAATAATATAATACTTTTTTATACATTAACCTAATAAATATATATATGTTGTTTATTAGTTATATATATGATATATTATTAAGTGTTTTCAAGCACAATAACACGAAAAAACAACAAAAAGAAAGCGAACTTATCATGGAAAATAAAATAGTAAGAGAGTGTGTTCAAGGTCTTATAAATGACAGTAAAATAGTAGATAAACTATCTAAACTACTTGATTGTCATCGTACAGAACTTGAAGAAAAAATAGTAGCATTACAAGGAAATACTAATAATAATATATCCCTAGATATTATGAAGTCTTTACTAAATACAGTAAAAGATTTACAGTACAAAGTAGAGAGTGCAGAAAGCTATGCAGATGAAGCTAAAAGTCAAGCAGATTATGCAATGGACGAGGCGTCAGAAGCAGGTCACGAGTGCGATATGGTAATAGAGTCAATAGAAGATATGATGTCTAATATGGAAGAAGAAGTAGAAGAAGCACAAGAGGATGTAGACAACCATCAGAAGCAAATAGAAGAAACACAAAAAGAGATAGATAACAGTAACCAATACACAAAAGTAACAGTAGATACAAACAAATAAATAAGAGAGGACTAAAGACCTAGCTATTAATTTAGCTAGGTTTTTTTATATCAATATGAATAAGAAAATAAAAGAGCAAGAGATTAAAAACTTAAAAGAAGCAAAAGAAAAAGGCGAAGTATATATTAGCCCTGAAATTGTAACACCAATTAGAATTGAAGAGTTATTTTTAAAAGCATTACAACAAAGTATAGCAGAAGATAAAAGAAAAGGAAAGTAATATGGAAAAGAAAGAAACAAAAAAAGATGTATTTGGATTTGAAAAAGCTATCAATTTTGAGGCTATAAATAATCTAAGCATAGAAGACTTAAGGAAATTAGAAAAAGTCCTTAAAAACATAAAATAATGTCGAAATACCTACAATCTAAATTGTGGGTATATAGTACAGAGTGGTTATCTGTATTACTGATGAGACAAACCAAGAAAGAAAAAGGAAAAAATATGTTAAAGAAAAGAAAAGTTATTGATGGCGATTGTGCAACAGAATATAGATGTGAATATGGTTGTGGTAGAGACGCAACAGAAACAGAAATATCAGAAACACCTTATGGTAATTATATATGTGGGGAGATTGAATGTTGGAATGATTTTATGTTGTGCGAAGTTTGGTCTCCACTTGATGTAGAAGAAGAAGAGTGTGAATGTTGTGATGATTGTGAAGAAGAAATAGAAGAATGTTATTGTGAAAAGGGGGAAGAATAGTATGAAAGTAACAATTAATTTTGATGGATTTGAAAGAGCGTTTCAAAGATATGGAAGAGGCGAACAATTTTCATATGAGGGTTTACAAGCATTATTTGAATGGTTGGAAGACATAGAATCAGATATGGGAGAAGAACAAGAACTTGATGTGATTGGCCTTTGTTGTGAATTTGCAGAATTTGAAAACTTAAAAGAGTTTCAAGATGATTACGGAACGGATTACGAATCTATTGAAGATATAGAAAACGATACAATGGTAATACCAATTAACAAAGAATCATTTATTATACAACAGTTTTAAAGGGGGGAAAATAATATGAAAAGAAGATTTAAATACTTAACCAATAGACAATTAATAAATAGAATAAATGATAGATTTGCAAAAGGTTTAAATGATGATGATGAAGTCTATGAATTATTTGAAAGAAAAAGACAACAAGGATTTAGAGTTATAATTGGATATGATACATATGATATTGTAGAAAGGGGTAAATAATATGATAATAGAAGACTATTACACAAAAGATGAGATTGATTATATTTGTATGTATTACGGGCAAATACCCGAAAATTTAACATACAATATGAAAGTTATGTTAGTAGAAAAATTAGAGAATGAAATTGTTAGTAAAGTAGAGAAAATACAGGAAGGAATGTCATAGATGAGTAAAAGAAAAAAAGAAGAGTTTAGTATGGTAGAATATGCAAATAGCTTATTCGACTTTCATAAAACAATAGACTTATCAAAAGTAAAACCAAAAGAAAAGAAAAGAAAAAGGAGTAAAAAGTGAAAAAGAAAACCTTTAAGCTTGTAACAAAAAGAAAAAACCCTCAAGATGAACTAGATATATTTACCGCATGGCTATATTGTTGCCCAGTTAAATGGGAAAAGCTAGATGGTGAGCATACTTATTTCTTTGATAAGGAGGACAATAATGAGTGATGTTACATATGAAGCTATGTATGCAATAGATTTAATTATAACAATAATACTAAAAGTAATAGGCATATTGTGCTTATGTCTTTGGGTGATATTAAGAAAAGGAGAAAAGTAGATGAGCATAAATGAAATATCGAAATGGCTAAAAGAGAGTGGTTTAGTAGCTATGTCGGGCGAAGACCTAGAACTAGTCAAAGATTATATAGATGATAAATGTATAATAATAATACCGAAAAAATACTATAAAAGCGCTAGTCTTGATATGGGTACATCACATATCGAAGAAGCGCAGAAAAGGAGAAAGTAATGGAGTATAAGTCAATACAAATACCTATAACAGAAGAAGATATAAGAATGTTCCAGGAGTTAGTACATCATGGTAGAGAACCATTTATGTGGACATTTGATGGAGTAGATGTTGAGTTTATCAAAGAAGAAGAGGAGGAATAATGGAAAAAGCAATAGGTTTATACGAATATGACTATTCTATAATGGTAGTTGCAGACACCTTAAAGGAGCGTGGCAATAAATACGAATCATACGAAGAAATGTATGATGACGCCACAATGGTTTATGAAGGTTGGGTTAGGTCAGATTCAAGCTTTGAAGTTGATTGGCTGACATCATTAAATAAATATATAGAAAGGAGTGGGAAATGAGAAAACCCGATTACGCAGAAATGCGAAACATGCTATCTTTTAGAGAAGCAGAAGACATGACACATAGGGACATACAAGAAATATTATTATTTGGTACTAAACCATATTCAGAATTACCCGATGATGAGATTTTTGATATGTTTATAGCGACATTTGGTACAGCTTATATACCTAAGAAAAAAGTAAAGGAGGATAAATGAATATTGAGATTAAAAAATCAGAAGCATTAATATTGAGACGGGCAATAAGAGATGTTGCTTGGTTAGTATACACAGACAAAGAGTTGTGGGGAGACCGTATATATGATAGAGAATTAGACTATAACTATAAGACCTCTTTATTAAAAAATCTTACTCGTATAGAACTAAAAATAAATAAAGAGTTCAGAGAGGCAGGTTATCTAAAAAAGAGGACAGGCAATTCAAGATGTATGTGGTTATGGACAACAACAAGTAAAAGATGGAAAAATAAATTTAGAAAAATGGAAGAAAAATATCAAAAGGAGGGGAAATGACAGAAATAATATTAGGAGCTATGGTTTTATTTATTTTCTATGATTTTGCTAGAAGATTATTTTAAAATAAATGTTGCTTATTATATTAAGCATTAATAAAATATATAACAATATGTGGGGTGATTACTTTAATTACCCTACATATAAAAAAAAGAAAAAGGAGAGCGATTAAATAATGAGAAATCTTGAGACTCAAGAACAGAATAAAACAAAAAAGAATGTAATCATAACAAATATGGATAAGAATCTTTGGAATAAATTCAAAGGAACGTGCTATTCTCGTGGAACTTCTATGAATAAAGCGATAGCAGAACTTATCGAATCATTTGTTTCTGAAAATTAGGAGAAGCCTTGAAAAATAAATGTCCCGTTGATATAGAGTCAATCTATAACGACCATATTGTAAGAAAAAACGAAGAAAACTACAAAGAGAGATATGATGGTAAAGAAAATCATTATCATGCCTCTGGAGCGGGCACTTGTTCAAGAAAACTTTATTACGAATCTATTGAGCTTGCTCCTACTACAAATCCAGCTAATGAAAAGTCATCTAGAATTATGAGATTAGGTACAATTGTACATGATGATTTACAACAAGCTCTTTCCGATACTACTATATATAGTACTACTATAAATAGTAATACTACATATGAAGAATCTATATATAGTAAAGAAAAAGATATAAAGAATATCCAAAAAGAAAGTTTCAAATTCCACATTGAAGGTGAAGTGTTTATTACTTCCTTAAACGTCAGAGGTTTTTATGATTTAGTGGCGGTTAGTGAAGTTGATGGTAGCGTACATCTTATTGATTTTAAAACTATGGCTAGCTATTCTTGGTCAAGGAAGTTTGGATATAAAAATAGAGACCCTTATGCGTCTGTTCATCAAGAGTTACAGCTTGGAACTTATGGGTTAGCTATAAAAGAAAAATTTGGTAGGCTTGACAGTATGTGGTTGTACTACTACAATAAGGACAATTCACAGATGAGGTCTTACCAAGTTCCAATGGTTATGCTTGAAAGAGCAAAAGCTTTTTGGACTAACGTAAACGAAGAACATAAGAAAGGTCTTCCAATGTTTAGAGAAAAATTCAGTCCAGTAGAGGATTGGAATTGCAGTTACTGTAGATTTCTAGACCATTGTAAACCGCCTTTCTTTAAGAAAAAGTAAAGGAGATAAACGTGAGTGTATTTCAAAAACTAAAAGACGTTGACATCTCTAAATTAGCAGAGCAAAAAGGTAAGTTTGATTACTTGTCTTGGGCACATGCAGTAAGAGAGATGTTGAAAGTATTTCCAGAGGCAACTTGGGAAGTACATGAATATGATAGTATGCCTTACATGCAAACAACTACAGGCTACTACACAAAAGTAAGTGTAACAATTGATGGTATTACAAGGACTCAGATACATCCTGTTCTTGATAATAAGAATCAAACTATTGATACACCTAACGCTTTTCAGATAAACACATCAATTCAAAGGTGTTTAGCAAAAGCAATAGCATTACATGGTCTTGGTCTTTCATTATTTGCTGGTGAGGATTTACCAGATAATATAACAGATAAGCAAGAAAAAGAGTTTACTAAGCTTGCTAATCAAGTTAAAGATGAAAAGGCTAAAAAGGCTATGTTAAGCGCTCTTGAGAGCGGTAAGATAAACGAATCAAACTATGCAAAAAGTTTGGAACATTGTAAAACAATTATCAAAAATGAAAAAGGAGATAAATAATGGCTAGTGAAACAGCTAAAATGTTTGACGATATGTTAAACGATACAGAGAGTTTCTTTGTTCCAGGCGAAGAAACTGAAACACAAAAACCAAAAAATGCACCAAACGTAAGAGGTGAGTTTTATGGTCACATGCAAGGAGCTACAAGCAAAGAAGTTTCATGGACTAGAGATGGTAAAACATTTAAAGCTTTAGTTTATAATTATGAGTTTGTAGTAGATGCAAAAAACGAAGAGAATGAATATACAAAAGGTGATGATACCTATAGCGGTAAAGAGTATGTTGGCAGAACTTATAGGTCTAATGGTATATTTAGGTTTTTAGAACCAAAAGAGGGCGATGACTTTGTGTCAAACTCTACTGGCAATAAAAGGTACTTTCAGTTTTGTGAGACCATTGGTGTAGAGATACCTAGAAAAGTAGTTAAAATGGACGGTAAAGATGTTGAGGTTCAAGTTTTACCACCACTTAAAGGAACTGATATTGATGGAGCTCCAGTAATAGCTCTTATAGATGCTGGAAAACCATATAAAAATAAAGATGGTGAAGAGAGAACACCACACGTTGTTAAATTTGTAAAGCAATGGGAAGGAGGGGTAAAGAAAGATGCAGACATCCCATTCTAAGAGAAGATACAGAAAAGTAGGATGGTCCAGAGAGTTTCTTATCAATGCCTTGTATGGTTTTGGTATGAAGGGCAAAAAAATAAGTAGAATTGTTGGAGTTTCCCCAGCAACAGTCTACAGACACATAAAAAGATAATTATATGGGAGACTTTGTATATCGTGAGAATACATGGGTGGTTTTAACGTGGTCCTCTCTACCGCAATTCTTTTCCGCCTTTTCGGGTCTCCCATTTTTTAAAAGGAGAGAGTATGAAATGTTGGCATTGTAATTCAGAATTAATTTGGGGTGGCGACCATGATTACGAAGATTATGGTAAAGAGGGTGAAGGTATAGTAAGTAACTTCAGCTGTCCAGATTGTGAGTCGTACTATGAGTGTTACCTACCTTTAGGTGGACAAAGTGATTAATTTATTTAATATTATAGGAGAGTAAAATGAAAAACCGTACATGGAAAAAGGTTCAAAAAATAAGGGCAGAATTAGAAAAAAGTCCTAACGGATGGCCATTGTGTAAGATGATAGGCGTCGAATACTTTGAGGTAAACAGAACAAAAAAGGGTTGGAAAGATGCGTAGGTCAGATATGCAAGCCTTAATGACAAGAATTATGGATAAAATATCCGAAACAAGAGACGCAGGTCAGAAAGAATATGCAAGAGATTTAGATAATGTATTTGCAAATTTTGAACGAGTCGCCTCCTTTGTAGGCGTTAACAGGGAAAAGGCTCTGTTAACTTACATGATAAAGCATGTTGATGGTCTATGCGCTTATGCTGATGGACATCAATCACAAAGAGAAGATGTAAGGGGTAGACTGACAGATATTATAGTGTATTGTATTTTAATGTGGGGTATGGTTGAAGATAATGAAAACCCATTAAGCGGTAAATCTGCTCCAGGATATGAGCTCAAAGACTAAAGAGTGTAGCAATTGTGAAAAACTTTATAAAATATCCGACTTTAGTTGGAAGATTAAGAGACTCAATAAAAGGAGCAATAAGTGTAAACAATGCACAAATGAGTACTCTAGAAAACATTATCATAAATATAAGCATAGCTATAAAAAAAGAGCTAAAATTAATAATGAAAAATACAAGAATGAAAGAAGGGATTTAGTTTATGAGTTTAAGCTTAGTAATCCTTGTTCTTCTTGTGGTGAAAGCAATCCTATCGTCTTGGAATTTCACCATCTTGACCCGAAAGAGAAAAGAAATGATGTATCGAATATGGCATCACATGGATATTCAGTCGAGAGTATTGAAAAAGAAATTGAAAAATGCGTCATATTATGCGCAAACTGTCACAGAAAGAAAACAGCCAAACAACAAAATTGGCACTCACATAAGCGAAAAGAAAGGAGCAAAACGTGGGAAGAGCAATAGACATGGAAAACGATATTATCAAGCTACAGCAAGAGGTATCAAAACTAAAAGAAATATTAGAACAAATATTAAATGAGGTAAAGAAAGATGAAAAGAAAAAAACCAACGTCAAGAGAAGTACAAACGGTAATAGAAAATCTGATAATGGAAAAGATGAAACTGGAACAGCTGATAACGGGTCTAAGTAACGCTTTGATGGAGTATATAGACTTTAAGAAGGATACTAAAAAGTTTGAAACTTATTTAATGAAAAAGGAGAAAACTAATGATAGACAGAAAACTACTAGAAAAAATACTAACAGAAAATAGTTGGGGTCTATACTTAAAAGGCAGACCTCTTGATGAAATAAATACTAATGTAGGTGTTATCTACAAGATATGTGAAGTGTCTGTAGAAAAATTAGTAGACGAATATAATCAAGGTGTAGCTAATATGCAAAATGAAGAATAAATAAAAGGAGAAAAGATGCAAGAGATAGCTGATGTAGCCACAGAAGATGTGGTTTTAGGGAGCGTTATCTTAAACCCAGAGACATATAGTACAATAGCGCCATATGTGCCAGATAGAAGAGTTTTTACACAGATAAAAGCTAAGAACTTATGGGACAAACTAACTGATATGGTGAAAGAAAATAAAAATATAGATTTACCTATACTTTGCTCTTCACTTACGAGAGAAGATAATTTAAATGGTATAACTACAGGTTACTTGGTAGACATAACAAGCGATACAGGTAGTACCTCAATGGTAGAAGCTTATGCACAGGTAATCTATGAGAAGTATTTACTGAGAAAGATTGTACAAGAAACAGAGAATATTAGGCAAAACGCACTACATAAAGGTAGCGATGTCTATACACTAATCAACCAGGCCCACACACTTATGGGTGAGCTTATAAGAGTTAAGCCAGGTGAAAAATTTACTATCGACAAAGCTATGTCAGATACCCTTAACACTATGCAAGAGGGTAACAAAAAGATGATTAAGACTGGCTTTAAAGAGATAGATGGACTTGCAGGGGGGCTAACTAGAGGAGAGATAAGTATAGTTGGGGGTAGACCTGGACATGGCAAAACAACTTTTCTTGTCAACCTCTTAGCTTCCCTTGTGAAAGGTGGTTATAAAGTCGCTATGTTTAATAGGGAACTACCTAATAGTGAGGTTATAAAAAAATTAATATGCATAGAGAATCCAAGATTAAATTACAGAGATGTTAGAAAAGGTATTATTGATAAAACAAATATAGGATTTATTAATGAGCTTAAAAAATCTTCTAGAAAAATAGCAGACATATATGGTGAAGACAGGTTTGTTATGTTTGATAGTATTAGAGATTTACCTAAAACTGCATCAGAAGTAAAGAAGTTTGAGCCAGATGTAATTATAGACGACTACATACAGCTTGTAACTCCTGCTGGAAAAGAAACTGAGAGAAGGTTGCAGTTAGAGCGTATCTGTAATGAATATAAATGGTTGGCAAAAGAGGCAAACTGTGCAGTTGTGTTAGCATCACAGTTAAACAGGTCATTAGAATCTAGAAATAAAGAGGCTAAAAGGCCACAATTGTCTGACCTTGCAGAGTCGGGAGCTATAGAGCAGGTAGCAGAGAATGTATTCTTTGTATACTATTCTTATAAAGTAGACCCGTCAATGCACTCAAAAAATGAAATAAGACTAATCGCAAGTAAAGTAAGATATGGAGAGTCTTCTGAGATTACACTTCACTACAATGGTGATATATGTACAATCTATGATAACTGGTCCATACCACACGCAAAGGAGCTAGATGAAACAAAAGAACTACCATTCTAAAGCATTTATAGGCATAGACCCAGGAAAATCTGGTGGTATATGCTGTATTAAAGGAAACTTATTAAGGTCTGCTAAATGCCCAGACTCTGTATTAGGAATGTCTGAACTCCTCCGAGATATACTACAAGACACATCTGTTGAGAATGTAATCCTATGTATGGAAAAGGTCTGGGCAAGACCTCATGACGGTAGAAGTTCAGTCTTTACTTTCGGACAAAATTATGGCCAATGGGAGGGGGTTATAGCATCGTTTAACATAATCCCTACATATGTAACCCCTTCTCTTTGGATGAAGCACTTTGATATACAAAAGGGATTAGATAAAAAAGATAGAAAAAACTTAATAAAAAGTATGGCGCAAGACTTTATGGAATCAAATAAGTATGTAGCATATCAATGGAAAGGAGTCGCTACATTAGCAACAGCAGATGCTATTATGTTAGCGAAGTATGCAATTGATAAAACTGACTGATGTACATGAAGTGTTTGGTAGCCTAAGTTTAATAACAAACGATTGGAGGAAAATACCGTTGGATTACGAAGAAATGAAAAAGTTTGACCTTGATTTAAAGTTTGGACAAATGGGAGAGAAATTTGTAGAAGACTTGCAAAATGGCAACACCATGATTGAGGTAAAAACAGAGAGAGATATATGGAAAACTACAGGTAACATAGCTGTAGAAATAAGATGTAGCGGAAAGCCTAGTGGTATCTCTACTACAGGTTCTGCGATATGGATTCATTTACTGTCTGATAATGACAAGATTGTAGGTGGATATATATTTAGTGTAGACTATTTAAAACAAAAGATAATAGACCTTAAAAAAGAGGGTAAATTAAAGATGACTATGGGTGGCGACTTTAATGCTAGTCAGATGGTATTGATACCTAGAGAAGAGCTGTTTAAAGATTATAGAACATAGAATGTTTTTTAAATTTATCTGAAGTTGTTGCACCGTTAACTAGTTTTCTTTTTCTATAAAAGAACTCATCTTTTACTTTTTTATATTTAGATTTTAGCTTATCATCTTTTAAATACTTTATAAATTCTTTGTCTGGATTCATACCTTTTTTTATATCAAAAACGTCAGACAATTTAGAGGGACTATAACTATTAAGATGCGAGTCTAAAGCTCTTTTTGTGATTTTATGTATATGATGTGGAGATAGCCCATTTTGGTTGCCTCTGTATTCTTTTACAAATGTCGTAGCAATATAATTGTATGCTGCCCAGTAAGCTCTGTCAAAATCTTTTTGATTACCATTATAAAAACTATTTCTTAAAGACCTAAAAAAAGGTGTCCTATCATTTTTACTGTAAGGCATTTGACTTTCTTTGTATCCATTTTCAGTTTTCCATCTTCTAGCATATGTACTAAACTCTTTATAATCTTTATAAAGTTTATCTTGTTTCCAACCTAATCCAAATGGTTCTTGAAAGTTTTTACGATACTGAGCGTATAAAACTACTGTGTTACTTAAGTAATCATCAAGAGCTTGACCAGCAAACTTTCTTTCTGCTGTAGGAAATAATTTTGGTGTAAATACTTGAGCAAACAACCCTGCTGCAGTTGTTAAATTACCAATCACAGCGCTCCCGTATATAGGATTAAATGAACTAGCCATCATTTGGTCATCATAATTAAGGAAGCTAAATTTATCTTTTTTTGAAAATAATGTATTTCCATAAGGGTTTAAAACCATATCTGTTCCTAGCTGCAACCATTCAGAACGCCATAAGTAAGAAGATATTTTTGTCAAAGCGTCTTCATTTTCCATAGGGTTTTTAGTATCAAATAGCGCATCATACATTGCCCATAGTGCCCAACCAGACAAGGCGTTTCCTACCGTAGCTCTAGCTAAAGGAGCTATGTTTTGATGTTTCACTATTGGTTTCAAATGGTTTTGGTACATATCAAAAGTTGTTGAATATGCCATTCTATAAAATAATGACAAAGGTTTTGCTACAGGGTGAGACATCCAAGATGGCAATAGTTGTGGCCCTGTTCCACCTGATGTAGATACATGTGAGTAATGTGATATTTTTGACCTAAGATAATCCATTTTAGCTGTTGTTTCTACATCTAATAATCCATCTTGTATTTTTCTGTAATTTTTTTTGTCTAACAAAAAATCTATTTCATCATCAGAAAGTTTAAAAACATTTTTCCAAAAGTCTTTAATTTGATTTTTAGCTGTTGTAGGTAATATATTTTTAACACCATGGATTTTATCTAGTTGTAATTCAAATGACATAAGGCCAGCCTGTACCTGCGCTACACGACCTACACCTTCTGTAAAAGTCATTAAATTTAAATCAAATAATTTTTCCATACTAAATTCGCCAACATTAAATGGTAGCTTAATAGCTTTATCTTGTAGTGCCAATGTTTTAGTTTGATAGGTAGTAAAACCTTCTCTTCTAGCTTGGTCCATTAATGAGCCATAATTATTATACAATCTCAAAAAAGCTCTAGCTGTATTTATTGCACCAAATGTTCCTAAGCTTCTAGGAATAGTAATAAGTAAATTTTTAACCCCTGCAGTAGGAGAAGATAGTCCTGCGGCAGCAGATAAGGTTGAGCTGACAGACAAAAAGTTTGTTATTGCATTGCCTTTGTTTTTAGTAATACCTAATATTTCTTCTATTTGTTTTGCGGCCCATTGAGCTTCTTTATTAGAAGAATTATACATATCAGCTAATAAAACTTTCCCGCCTCCAGATACTTTGAATTTAGTTCCAAAATTAGTAAACTCTGGAAAGAATTTTGATACTGCTATAAATTTAGAGGTTACAGTAGAATATCTATCCATAACGCTACCGTAATCTTCTACATATGTTCTGACTTTTTTTGTTTTTTGACCTGTTAATTTTTGCTTAATAATATTAACTGGTATTTCAGTTTCATAATCTAATAATATTCCTCTTTCTTTGAAATGATTGTTTACAACTCTTGCGGGATTGTAGGTCATAATATTATAAGCTTCTTCTTTTATTTCGTCTAAAAGTTTTTTGTCATTTAAATTTTTATCATACTCAGCTTGCCATTTATTAGGGTTTTGTTTTTTGTTAAACTTTTTAGAAGCTATTTCATTAGCTCTTTCTTTTATTTTTTTATTGGCTATTTTAACAATTATAGGATTGTTTGATGTAGATTGAGCTATATATTGTAAAACCTCTGCACTTATCGCCCTTGTCATATAATTCTGGATATACTTTTGGTCGAACTCTTTTTTCCACTCTTCATACTTAAATTGTGAAGTATTTCTTTTTACTTCTGTTTGTATTCGTTTCCAATAATAGTCTGTCATTTGTTTGTGAAAGTTTCTAGCAGTTATATGACGCTTAGTAAAATCATCCAAACCGTCAAAACCCTCATCATTAATAGACCATAATTTTTTTGTTTTAGGGTTAACTAAATCAAACGCTTCAATAGCTTTTCTTTGCCTTACCGTTAAAGGTCTACCCTTTTGGGTTCTCATTTCAGGCTCTAGGAGCTCCATATTATTTAAATCTTTACCTAAAATATCTCTTACTTGTATAATAGTTTCATCAGCAAAGGCTTTATCTTTTGTGTAGACTACATCGTAATCAAGTAAATCATCTGCTAATTTTTGTGAAGCTTTGCCACCTTTAGATAAAACGTAATAAACTGGATAAAATATTTTTCTAAATGCAAATGTAAAATCAGAAGCTACTGGGTCTTCATCGGCAATGTCTCTCATGCTAGGGCTATCAAAGTTGAAATCATCAATCTTTTTATAGTTATCATAAAATTGTTTTACCATGTCTAAAGTTTTTTGTCCTGAAATGTTTTTTATCTCACCATCTTTAACACCTAAAGCTTCTAATAGCTGAACCGATTCTGACGCAGGAACATTTTGTTTTTTTCTTAATTTTTCTAAATTAAACTTAGCGACATAAAGCTCATCATCTTCTAAAAGATTTAAATTTAAACAAGGTTCTGCCATTATTTACACTCCATATCTTTCAATATTCTAGTTAATATACCTTCATCAACCATCTCATCTTGTAAACTAATTTTTTTCATTTTTTTAATATCCATATCAGTCATACCATAATGTCTTAAAATTAACTTTAAGTTTGATTCATACTTTTTATTTCCTAGTTTTGCCCTAGAGAAGTCTCCATGACGACCACCAGTTATTAATATTTTAGCCTTAGCTTTTAATGTGTTTATGTCATCAGCAGAATTTTTAGCTAAAGATGACTTTTGAAATTTATCACCAGGCTTAGGCTTTAATGTGTTTAAATTTATTTCATCTAAACCTTTACCAACTTCAATTCCTAAACCTACTTTTTTAGCTAAACTTTCAAGAGATTTAGATATAAAGACACCGCTATCTGTAACAGGCATTTTTCTTTTATTGACTGCCCTTGCAACAATATCAGTTATTCTTGCTGATGTTTCTGAAAAAGTTCTAAATAAACCTTCTAAAACATCCTTATGTATAGCCATTTTAACAGACTTACTTTTTGCATCTGTTATGATTTTACCATCTTTACTGAAATAAATATAACCCTGCTTATCCGCATTTTTAACAATATTATTTAGCTTCTCATAACCTTTTTTCATTTGATATATAGAAACACCTTCTGAATACTCTAGTGCATTTTTTGCTAAATCATATTTTTTTAGTTGAGCACTACTCATTTTTTCTAATTGAGCAGATGTCTTACTATCAAAGATTAATTTTTGATACTCATTTTGTAACGCTTGTAACTCTTTAAAAGCTTTTGGGTTTCTAGGTAAGCCTGTTTTTTTATTTATTTTAAGTGCATCTACATAAGCTTCAGTTTCTTCTCCAACCTTTGATAATTTGTGCCCTAAACCAAACTTATCAACTAATACAAACTTTTTGCTTTCTATTCCATAATTACCCTCTACCCATGTAGAGAATCCTTTTCTGTAAGCTTTACCTGTAACACCAAAAATAGAATTAGACAATTGTTTAAATGTTTCTTCACCAATTGCTTTGTTTGTAAGATTATCTGTAGCTTTTGTTTTAGATTTTGCAAAAAACGGAACAACAAATTGTTTAGCTCTGCCTAAAGCATCAACGCCTTGTATTTTATTTTTTTCAGCTACGCTTAATACTTTTTTCATTAATCTAGAATAAGAAAGTTTCTGAGTTATATTAGCTTTTATTTTAGATGCAATTATACCTGCAACTCTTTTGCCTTTTGTTTTACCCATTGGGTAAGAAACTTTGATTGTTCCATTCTTAAATTCAAAAGATTTGCTTTCCATACCTATACCTAAAGGCGTCTTAACTTGCGATTTTTCTTTGTATAAAGTAGAAAGAGTAGTTTTAACTTCTGGACTTGTTAGTCCTTGGTCATTTAAAAATCTGTAAAATTTTACTAAACCTAACCGTTCTTTTCCTGTTAGTTGACCAGCATAATTTTCTAACCTAGCTCTCTTTATATTCCCTAAGAAAGAATCATCTCCATCTTTAATCATGCTATTTATGACATTTAAAACACCTTTAGAGTATTTATTAAAGTCTTTAGGCTTTAAATAAGTTCCACCACCACCTCCACTTTTTACTTGAACTTCAGGTAAAAACTCTGTAATAAATGTTTGAGCCATAAGCAAGTTTTGTCTAGCCATATTTTTTTCAGAGTCTGTTAAATCTAAATCATCAAGCTTTTGTATTTCAATATCTATTTGTGATTTATTGTTTTGAGCTTCTCTTAGATTAAGTAATATATCTTCTGCTGACCCTTCAGGATTAGTTCTCATTTCATCTGAACGTCTTTTTATCTGCGCAGCTAACTGCTCATCAGTTCGATTTAAGTCTTCTATAACCCTATTTACATTAGCATCATCTACAGGTTTAGATACTTTCATTCCTAGTTTTTCTTTTAACCTTAATTGTAGCATATCTACAGTTTTTTGTAAAACCTCATCATCAGAAAGGTTAGGATTTTCTCTTTGAATTGTATCTTCTATTTCATTTATATTTACATCTTGTGCACGTTTCTTACCGTCAGGACCTGTAACATCCATTTTAACAGTTGGACTTTCAGCTTCCAGTCTATCCAAAAGTCTTATTTTTGTGTCACTTAAGTCTGCTGTTTGTAAGCTTAACGATTTAAGTGCACTCTCATTACCTTGCTCCATCCATTTATCTAAAGCTTCAATCTCATCAAACATACCACCAGCTTCATCAAAATAGTTTCTTACTGTAGCAAAATTAGCCATTCTCTTTTCATAAAACTCAAGCGCTTCTTTGGCGTTTATCTTTTTACCTTCTTTAATTTTTCTTTTGTTATTTGTTTCAAACGCATCTATTTCTTTTTTAATATTTAAATATTCTTTATACTCTGGAGACTCTTCCCACAACTGTCTTCTTTGGTCAATATCAGAAAGTGTTTCATTAAGTGAGGCTTGTCTAGCTTTTATTTCTACATCCGAATCTAATTGGTCTATAGATTTTTCATTTATACTATTTTGTATAGCCTCTTCTTTTTCTAAGTACCTTTTTCTTTCATCAAATTTTTGTTTATATATTTTCTGTGCTTTTTCTAAAGGTTCATTAACAACTTTTTTAAGACCTATACCAGCGCCTCTAGTAGCCCCTGTAAAACCTCCCATAGTTAAAAGACTAACCATCATTTCTTCTGCAGATTTTAGCTGGCCATAAGCAACAGCTGTACCTGTAATATCACCAAGAGTTAGGCCTGCAACATCAGTAGCATACTGAGCTAGGTTACCAGTATATTTCATTTTATCTTTTACTTTTAATAGTCTTCCTTGACTTGCTCCGCTAAGCTTTTTTTGCATTTCCATATTATCAACATGCTTTAAGATTCTTGCGTGTTTAGCTGCTAAGAAAGGCCTTGTAGAACCGCCCATTACCCCCATAATACTACCATGAACAATGCTTGCAAAAGTTTCTTTTCTTATGTCCGCATCAGATAAAGGTTCTGGAAAACTTTCTGGTTCTCTTATATGTTGAGTTCTAGCATACATATTACCTTTTGCTCCTTCGTAAGGTATATACATAAACTCGCTACCAATAATGTTTCTAATAGAAGATTCAACAGCCGCTCTACCACCTGGAGCTTTTGCTAAACCAGGAATTTTTTTGACTACTTGTTTTGATAAGTATTTAGTAGCACCTTTCTTAGCCAAAGCTGATACAGCTGCTTTACCTACAATACTACCACCACCAAATAAACTTAATGCATCAAGTGGCATACCAAAAGCCATAATTCCTGCAACAGCTTCTTCCCAAATTGCTGGCTGTTCATCAAATGTAAATTTAGGTTTACCTCTATAGAAGTCATCTACCATCCCTTGTAAAGACCTACTGTATGCTAGTCTTGCTAAATAAGAACTATCTTCGTCTATACCATACAAGTTAAACTTATCCATAAAACTATCTTCATCTGTTTGTTGTAAATATATATCAGAAGCGTCTTCTTTTGGGGTAGCAATAGTTTTGTAACCTATTTTGTCCCAGTCTTGTATAGGAGCATCAGGATATTCATTTCTAGCTATACGATAAACTATTTCGTCTGTAACATATTTATATTTTTCAGGAAAAGCTTCTCTTAACTGCTTTATTGCACTTTCAGGAGATATTAACATAATTTAATTTTTGTTTAATTTTGAATTTAGATTAGACAATATTTGAGGAACTCTATTTAATGTTTGAAGCATTATAAATGGAACTGATTTATTTTTATTTTTAAATTCATCAATAATAGTATTTCTCATATCAGAATATAATTTTTGTAATTTTTCTAAGTCTTGAGAATTTATTTTTTTTGGCACATTATCTTCACCAAATAGTTTGACTAACTCATCTCTAGGGCCTTTGTTTAAAGGTGTTGATTTAAATTTAAGATAATCAGGCATTTTATTTTTATTTACACTTACATCTTCCTCTCTTTCAAGATAATCAGGAATTTTGTTTTGATTTTTATCCTCTAATTGAAATTGAAAATTTTTCTCTTTTGTCTCCCATGGCCACTTACCACTAGAATCTAGCTTATTAACGTAAGACCTAGGCTCACCATAAGCTTGTGCACTATAACTTTTATACTCTCCATCTTTTTTTTCAATAGCTAATTTTAACTGATATAATTTACTATTTAAAACTTCTAATGTTTTTTCTTTTGTCCCATAATTGACACCATCAATATAATAAACAGGAGGGATTGCAGATTTCTTTTTTTTATCATCAAATTCTTGTACATAAGTAAGCACTTTATCTTTTTGTAGGTCAGGAATATCAGCATATTTAACAAGACTATTATCTTCTATTTGGCTAGTAATGTTGTTAATAGGTATATATTCTTTTACATATAAATTGCTTATTTCATTACCTAATAAAGGCATAGATTCTGTAATTAATCTGCCTGTAGTTTTATTGTAGTGTGACTCTAACGCAGCATTAAATTGCGATTCTGTTATTTGATTATTTAAATAATCAGAATATAGTTTTCTTTCAACTGAATCAAAAACTTGATTAAGCTCTTTTGGAAGCATTTGCAATACAGTTTTTAAACCTAAAGCATTTTCTGCAAGTTCTAGATTAGAATCTGGCATTATAGAGTTAAACTGTCCAGCTTTTAAGTTATACCTGTTAACTAATTTTGAAGTTTTTGTAAATTGTTCTTTAAATTCTTGCTCACTTCCATTAAATATATATTCTCCATTTTCATCAACGCCTAATATCATATTATTCATATCTTCTTGAGCAGTCATTATTGAATTTTGAAATTTATTAAATTCTAAATGAGTTTGTTTTACTGGGTTTATTTGAGTAGAAAGGATAGTACCATAAAAAGCGTCAGCTTTATCTATAAGTCCAGGATTTTCTTCTACAAACCTGTCTCTTATTGATTTTAGACTATTTTCAGCAGCAGAAACACTAGCAATATTTGAATTGTCTACACCACTTAATGAGTTTAACATAATTGTTTGAAACGACTCTTCTTTAATTGCTTCACGCTTATCTCTTTGAAGTTGAGCTTGATTTACAACATTTTGAACTTGTGAAGCTACCCTTAAGGTATCCATTAACCTGTCCATAGGGTCTTTCCCTAAGTTTAAATTTACATTAGCTCCTGCGGGTAATATTTTAACCAACTGTTATTCTCCTTGCTGTTGACTAATTAATCTTCCATAATCATCTAGTTGTGAATATAAATCTTGTAATGCTTGAGCTCTTTGTTGTGCTACACCACTATAAATGTCTTGTACACCTGATTCATATTGTTGTTGTGCTAACTCTTGCGCTGCTGTTCTTCCTCCATATCCAGCAAAACCACTGCCAGCTTGTTGTGCACTTTGCTGTTGTGCAACTAGCCTATCAGCTAATGTGCCTCTTTGTTCAGACACTTCTTTAGTATAGCTACCTGGGTCAATTTTTCTTAAGGATTCTAGCGCAGAAGCCGTTGCCATATCTGCATCAAAATCAGAAACTCCAGCCTGTCTAAAACCTTCGGCTAATGAACCAGAAGCAAAAGGGTTTACTACCGCTGTATCTTGAGGGGCAATAAAGGCGTCTTCTACAACAAGGTTAAGGTCATCAACATAATCTTGGCCTTCCATCAAACGGGCCATACCGTACTTTGAAGTATAGTTCTCTTTTAAGTCTTCCATCTCAGTTTTTTCAGCAGCCGTCAAAGTTTCTCCAGCATCTTCTAGAGCTTTATACATTGTGTACATATAAGAGCTAAGCAAGGCACTTCTTTTAGCTTCGTTGCCAGGGCTTCCAAACCCACCTTCACCAGCTAACCTTTGAGCCATTTGTTCTGAAGGATTAATTCCTGCGTCTTTTAGTCTGTTGTACAAATTATATATATTTTCGCCTTCACCAAATCCAGGTAAAAAATCTTCTTCTCCTGTTGGCCCCTGAACAAAGTCGTAACTCTTAGGTCTAAACGTTGCCTGAACATTAGATAAATAATTTTGAGGTAATAATCTGTCTAGTAATGACATTCTTTCCTTTCTAATATCTTTTAATAATACCTAGGAGCTGTTGCTTCTGTCATAATAGGAGCCCCTGCTGGTTTTGTAAATTCTCTTAAAGCATAGTTTGACAATAATGGTGTTGCAAACATTCCTAAAGGTGTCTGTAAATCTTCAATTTTCAATAATCCACCAGTATAAGGTACGCTATACTCTCCTGCTTTAGTTGCAAAATCTGCAATCATTTGTGAAACAGAGCTAGGCTGTATAGCTGAATCTCCTATTGAGGCAGCTAAATTAGGAGTTAACATATCAGAACCAGTTAAGGGAAGAATTTTATCGGGCCCAACCATATTAGCTGGTAAAACAGCTTCTTTTCCACGTTCAATTATACCTTTTTCTATTTTAGCAAATAGTCTATTTAAAGCTTTATCGCTATCTAATCCTTTAGGAAAATATCTCATAGCTTGTTTTTCTAAACTTTTTTGAGCTACGTCCCCTATTTTTTGGCCTACTTTTTTTCCAGCCTGTCTTAAAGCTTGTTCTGCTTGTGGTAATGACTTGGCTGCCCCTAATGCTGTTGGGATTAAAGATGCGATTCCCATTTTTAAACCCATATCTTTTTGTGCTTCTAAATTTTGTTGTAATTGAGCAGCTCCACCCATAATACCACCTCTTAGATAGTCTTCTAAAAATGTTCCTTTATATTTTACTGGGGCACCAGTAGACATTTTTTTAGCTTTTTCTATTTGTTTCTTTTTAAAATCTTGTTTCTTCTTTAAGTCAGCAGCACCTAATGCTAAATTTATTATTTGCCCTCCTGGAACAAAGCTCAACCCAGCACTAACTAAACCTTTTACAAAGTCTGATTTAAATAAACCTTTACTTTCTTTTTTAACTTCATTTTGCATTTCTTTTAAACGTTTAGCTAATTCAGCAGTAGCTTCTCTAGCTTGCTTATTAAACATATCTTGTCTTGATTGCTCTTGAGCTATGTTTCTAGCGCCTCTAAATTGTCTTTCTAATGAAAATGGTGTTGCCATAATTCTCCTTACAGTTCTGCATGTAATTTATAAAAATTAATTATATATTCATAACAAATATTTCCCAATAATCCAAGCGTTTTGTTCTTAAGCATCTTCAGCTCCTGTTGGGTTGCTTAATGAAAACCAAGATGTTCCGTTACAATATAATGTAAATCCACCATAACCTACAACTCTATCGTCTGAGCCTGATGTTAAAAATATATCTTGTGAACCACCACCTTCATTATGTTCTAATTGTATAAAATTTGCTGAATTAGTTTTTACTATGTATAATATTTGTCCTTGCACTCCCCCTGACAAGCCCCCTATAGTTACATTATTACTTGATGTGTCTACTTCTAAAACAGTAGTGCCAGAAACATCTACATTATCTGTAGGTCCTGCTGTGCTAAATGCGGTATGTTTATATGATACAGTACCTTCTACGTCAAGGGTAGTAGTTGGTGCAGTAATACCTATACCTATTTTACCGTCATTTTTAATTGTTAACTCAGGGTCTGCTAACGTTGTTCCGCTAGATATATAAAATTTAGTAATATCGTTGCCTATAAATCCTGATACCCATCTTTTAGTGCCACCATTCCACCATGACATTTCAATATCTGAACTGTCTAATCCTAAACCGCTTATACCTAATGTTGCTCCATTTTCTGATGACGTAAATCTTGAGGCGCTAGTAGTAAGCGAAGCGAGTGCCATACCTTGTGTTAGCGTTCCTCCTGAAACTGTACCAGTTTTAGCTATATCTACTGGTGCGTCAGCGGCATCTGTAGAACTTCTAAATGATACTGCTCCTTTTTTATTTTGAATAGCAACAGCAGAAGTTGAACCTGGTTGTCTAAGAAGTATTTTATCTACTACAGGAGTATTATTTGTTTTTTTAGACAGTCTTTTAACTTCTTTTTCTAATTTACTTACTGTTGATACTAAATTTTTTAAGTCTACACCCAAATCAATACTATGCCATCTATTAGATTCTTTTACATAAAGCTTTATACCTTTTAAAGATGAGCGTATAGTTACGTCTCCATTTTGCCCTTGAGATGCTTGTGGAGTACCTTTCCCTATTGTTATTCCTCTTGGTTCTCTAATTGACATTATTTAATACTTTTTTCTCTATAAACTATACTTATATCGTTTATTTGAAATGATGAAGGTATATAACCTATGTCATATGCAGTTCGTACACTTACAGATTCAGATAGCGCTGAATTTAATGTAGCTACTTTAGTGCTACCATTATAATCAGTAATTGTTCTAACTTGCCCCTGCCCAGGTCCTTTATAAAAAAATATAGGCATACCATTATAGTAATCGTCTGTAGATGAACTGCTTGTTAAAGTAACTGTTCGAGATGATGGTTGAGCAGCCACATATTGTACAGTACCTGCATTTGTATAGCTAAATTGCAATGCTATTGAGTAAACATTTTTAATACTAGATGTTGGCTTTAACCCTACTGTTATCCAATCGTTAGAACTTGTCCCTGCATTATAGGAATCAAAACCTTTGGCATTACTGTAATATGTAGTATCTTCAAA